ACGGTAGAGTTTGGCTTGCTGGTGGTTTAACACATCCAACAAAAATAATATATTCTGCGCAAGGTCTACCAGAACAATTTGGTGTTTTTGACTACTTCGATGTAGGAAGCGAGAAAGGCGGATCAATAACAGGCGTTTTTGCCTACTACAATAACCTGCTCATATTCCGTGAAACTTCTATCGAAGTAGTTCGTTTTAATAATGGGCAATATTCAATATCCCAAGTATCACCATCAATAGGAACAAAAGCTACAAATACAATAAAACTTGTTCCTGAGATTGGCGTTGTGTTTTTAACAGAAGATGGATTTTATTCTATAAATGGAGGTCTTGATGGTGGATCTCAAATTTCTGTTACAAAAATTAGCCAAGCTATAGCTAAAGAAATGGAGCTAGTATCAACAGTAGCAATACAGAAAAGTACAGCAACATATTCTCCAAAAGAAAAAGAATACTGGTGTCACTATCCATCTCCAGGATCAATAATTCCATCAAGAGGCGCTGTAATACATACAGATGACGCAACATGGTCTTTAAGACATGCTGATACAAAAATCAGAAACTTTAGATTTTATTTTACAGCACTTGCAACAGATCCTGATGGAAATATTTTGATAGGTACTCAACCAAGATGGAGAACAGCGTTAGGTGTACCATGTGATCCAACAACAGCAGGGGCTACAGGAAATCTTGTAGGACTTCATGTTTGGTCTGGTGCTCCTTATTGGGGATATAACCTAACAGCAACAGTAAGTAACCAAAATGTATGGACATATACTGCTGCTAAAAATCTTTTACAGCAAAACATTTGGGAAAGTGGATGGATAGATTTTGGAGATAACAGTATAAAACATAGAGTATTTTCTGTAGATGTAGAGATGATGTCTTTTGGAGACTATAATATAGGACTTGATTGGGGTCAAGATTACGATTCAACTTGGAATGCGGCTCCATCACAAAAACCTTCAAAATCTGAATTAGTATTTACAAAATCAGAAGATCCTGTTGCTGGTCCTGCAAATGCTGCAATAACAAAAGTACCATTCACAATTGGTACATCAGCCTTAAAAGATGGAAGAATAATAAGAATAAGATGGGATGTTTCAACGGCTTTGGTTGATAACTTTAGATTCCGTTTAAAGTCTACAAACTCAATGCATATATTATCTTTTAACGTAACATTTGATTCTAACGACCAGCTACCTCTAAATCAGAAGCCTAGATCAAATAGCGGACAACCTTGGTAACGGAGAAATAATGCCAAAGACATTTACACAAATACCGCTGGAAACTTACCAGCAAATGAAGCCAGAAAATCTAAATAAAAATATAGATAAAACACTATCTTCTTTTAACGGAACTTTAGATGGTCACAATAATCCTGTAGAAACAACAAGAGAGCAGCACTTTATTCTTCCAAGACAAGGAAACTTTACAGATACAATTCCTGGTGCAGATGTTTTGCAGCTTGGAACAGAATATGCAACGCAGTCATATTATAAAACAAGACGTTCTAGTTCTTTTGAAGAGGTTGCTTTGGATGTATTTACTCCAATTGCTACAGTCAATTTAGATTCTGACAACTGGACAAAAGGTTTTAACACACTTACAAGTTTGACAGACTTTGATACTTTTCCACTTACTTTCCAAGCAAAAGAAGGACAGCTTGTTGGTTGCGCCACAATTGACTGGGAACATGGTACACAAGTATTTAACGTTCAGGTTACAAATGCTCCTTCTTTTGCTCCAAGAAGCAGAGGTATGCAATGGTGGTCTGAATGGGGCGTTTTTGTAAATAATATTTTAGTAGCAAGATCTGGTTTTATTTATCCAAGAAGACACACAACACAAATACCATTTACAGTTCCTGTTGGATCTCAACAAGTAACAATTGACGTAAGATTTATGACAATTACTGTAAGACCTGTAGGAGATCCGTCTTTAGATGTTGTTACTTCGTCACAATTTAACATTTTTTCGGCAGAAATTTGGTGCCGTAACCAATATAGATAAGGGGAGCAAATGCCTATAGTAGATAAAGAAGCCTTCGAGGCTGACCAGATTCCAACAGCAACAGAATTAAATAAAGTTTATGATGATTTAGCAACCGCATCTACTGGGCTTGATTCTACAAACCAAGCATCTGGTTGGCTTACATACAAGCATCTGGATAATCCTACATCTCTAACACCAATAAATAAACTATATCAATATTATCACGATGGTACAGTATCTGTGTCATACAATAATGATGCTGCTTATACGCCGGTTGTTAACCCTGCAGCTACTCAATGCACTGTAGCGTTAAACTATACAGCAGAACAAAACGAAATAATAAGAATTCATATATCTGGACTGGTTGCTGATAATGATGTTGTTGAAGATTATGATTTCGTTGGTACTAATCTTGGTAAACCAAATTATTATGCATTTAGAATTAAATTAAGATATTCTGACTCTGGTGGACCAGACCAGTTTATTTTTCCTGGATACTGGGGATACTCATTTACAACAAATGGTTTAAATAGATATAATACAACTGCAACTCAGCCAGGTCTAACAATAAATTGGCAAACATTTCAAGCAAGCACAATCTTTAAAAATAGCGCAGCTACTGGTGTTAGAGTTTGGAAAGACGCTACATTAGAAGTAAGACTGTTTGATGGTTCTAATACATTAAAAATAACTCGTCACCAAATACAAGTAGTAAGGGCAAAAAGATAATGGCATACACTAAACCATATTTATATGTTACTGGCAACGTTCTTTCTGCTGCAGATCAGAATAATAATGACGATTCTGCAAAAAAATATGTAAACCAAGGAATAGTGCAAGCAGACTATACATCACAAATGATAGATTTTGATCAGATAGAATCTGGAGAATTAGATCCGATTACTTCTGCTTACAGATTTATGTCAGGAGAAGTGTTAGGTCATGCAAACGGAACAGAAGATATTAACAGAGCTTATTTTACATCTCATGTTAAACCAAACAGGCATCAAAGTAATAGTAGACAATACTGGCAGACTCTTTCTGAAACAGGACAGACTTTAGATCTTGTACATACTGCAGATGTTTTAATTACATTTGGAGCAACATTTATATGTAATGAGAATGATATTCAGCCAAATGGTAGATGGGCTTCATTTCCAAAATTAAGATATAAATCTAAACCAACAAGTGAATGGGAACCTGTAGAGGCAACGCTTTCTTTAGCATTCGAAGAAACTACAGCAGCGGGAGCTGGCACATTTGTTCCTTGCGTCCCAACATCATTTGGAGTTCCCTATCCTACTGCTTCAGAGCCACAATATTCTTTAAGGCGCTGGGTTGGCTGGACATGGGTTGTAAAATCACTACCAGCAGGATATTATTCTTTTTCTGTCACAGTTGACTCTAAAGTAGAAGCAGGTTTTTCTTCAGCAAGATCGTTTACTTGCGAAGTATTCTATTCATAATATTCCAACAAAAGGAAGCCCCTTTAGTTTTTCTTGTTGGAATATTAACAACCCTTGTGACTAGACCCGAGATGCGTCTATCAACACAGACTACTAAGGACCATAGGCCAAGAGTAGTACACCCTTAACCAGAAAATATTTTAAAATAATTTTTTCCTTTACTTATTATATTATATAGGAGACGGATATGGATCCAGTAACAGCAGCAGTGCTCGTAGGGCTTGGTGGTCAGGCACTTTCACAGGCAGGAACTTTGATTCCAACCAAGATTGAACGAGAGCAGAAAAAAGAATTAGAAAAACTAAAAAGATTAGAAGAAATGAATGCTCTTGGTCTGACTGAGCGGGAACAGGCTGCTATGATGGGCAGGCTTTCTGCTGGTTCTCAGCAAGTTCAACAGCAAGCCGCTGATGAAAGAGCTAGAATTCTTGCTGGTGGTGGTATGGCTACTGGTGGTCAAGCTTTACAACAGGCTGTCGCTATAGACGCCGCTAGGGCTCAAGGACAGGAGCGTATAGCTCAGGCGATACTGGAGCAGGACTTAGCTACAGAACAGGCTCAGAAGGACCGTATAGCTGCTATAGAGGCTGCCCAGTCCCAGAAGAGAGCCGAGCGTGCAGCAGCCGCAGCATCAATTGCTGGAGCAGGATTAGAGGCAGGCGTTACTACCGCTGCTCAACAGAAAGTAATTCAAGGTGCAAAATCACCATCTCCACAAATGATTGCTGCTACAAAACAAGCATATGGTTTAACATCAGATGAAGAAGCTAGAGGTATTATAGAATTACAATACACAGATCCTCAAGCAGCAAAATTACTTGCAGAAACAATGATTGCTAAGTCAAGAGCAGGAGCAAAATAATGGCTATTAGAAATGTTGGCGGTTTATCCGTATACGTTATAGATGCACCAGCAGTAGAAAGTGCAAAAACATCTACTGGTACTGGATATGCCTCTCTTGTTTCTCAGCTTCGTTGGAAAATTTGGGAAGCGTCAAGACAAGCTGTAAAAGATCAGATGGAATTTGAAAAGCTTGGATATGAAGCAAAACTAGATGCATTTGTTAAAGAAAAACAAGAATTAACAAGGGCATTAGCAAAAGCACAAGATATAAAAGAAAAATTAAAAACAGGTCAAGTATCTGCCTCTAACGCTATTTCTGCTGCAAGACTTGAATTAGATGTTCTTAAATATAATCAAGCAAGAGCAGATAAAGAAAATATTAGAGTAACACAAAGAGATTTTATAAACCCTATAACTGGAGAACCAGAAAAACTA